CGCGTGGTGGTTTTAAGAACAAAGCAAGATTTAAAGCCTTGCTCGGGAAATTAAAATTTCTAAAAAGTAAGAAATTCTTATTTCATCTTATTAAACTAAAAAAGTTTTATAATTTAGTCTATAAGGTTGACATAGAAGATAAACTTATCATCCTCTACATTAGTAAGATGGAGAAATTACTTTTCCACCATGGATACAATAGAACATCAAAACTATTGCATCAGTTGTACAACTACGCTTTAAGACATAGTGTACGACACACATCCGATCGTGTCCCTAAGTTTAAGGCACAACCGGATGGTTTCCCAGTATTTCTTAAACCTTTTAAGAAGTACTTGGAACATAAGGACCTGAACGTTCGTTCAAGTGTACTTACGATTCTTGAGCTACACAAATCTCTTGGTGTTTGCTCAACGATCCCGGACCCGACAGGTATTGTCAAATCCGGAAATTTTGCCTTTAAGAATCCTCTTAAAGACACAGTGCTAGTCGGAGATTATTTTCGACAACTAGCATCACAACATGACTTGAAATACAATCATGTTGCTAAGATTTGGGAAGATCTCCTCGAAGAGGAGTTTCCAGAATCTAATGTTATCGATAGAGTAGATCAATTACGGTCTAAATCTACGATACACAAATCTTATAAGTCAGGCCCGAACGGACCTTGCCTTAGAAGTTCAATTATGGATTTTATTTCGATCCATAATAGAGGTGATAAGACGGAATCACTTGCGGATAACGTCTATTCACTTGCCCTCCATTCCGATAATGTGGAATTGAAGGCCCTTTTTGACCATTTTGTCAAAAAGTTTAATGACTTGTCTGAAGATAGTATTTATATTAACTTAGGCAATTCACCTCCTAAACATTCCAAATTTAGTATTAAATTTGAAACGTCAGGAAAATCAAGACTCATCGCGATTCTTGATTTCTTCACCCAATCCGTGCTGAAAGGGATGCATTCCGACCACTTTGACTGGTTGTTCAACCAGATCGAGGACGGGACCAATGACCAATATAGAGTTAAAACTATATGTAAGCACTGGACAAGTAAGCCGTTCAATAAAGAAGACGGACTTTACTCAATTGATCTGACCGAGGCGACAAATCGCGCGCCTGCGGCCCTTCAATACGAGATCATACGTAAAATGTATGGTCCCGAAATAGCTCACGATTGGTACAGTCTTTGTACAAATCGTAGCTTTCTCGACCCTACAACTAACAGTTTTGTTAGGTATAGTGTCGGACAACCAATGGGTACTTATACCTCTTGGTCTTCGTTTACAATTATGAACCACTTAATG